CGACCTAAAAAACCACTTTGAGACATCTGCAACAATACAGACAGAGTCATTGGTTCTGGCTGAGTGGAACATGAATATGCCAGATAATATATTTAAACTTGGCAATTACAGATATAGATCTCAAGAACAAAATTCTCAATTCTTAACACTACCCAATACATTTGATAGCGCAGATGCTGGACTATTTTATACTGGAGCAACAGATGCAGATGTTGTTGTTGATGGAGGGTTTGAAAATGATGGAACACCACAAACTTTTAAATCTATAAAAGAAAAAAATAAACTTTTATACTCATTAGAAGATTGCATAAAGCCATTTAGACCTAGATCTGGTATTAATAAAGCAGTTGCTTTTAAGGGTAAGTTCTTGTCAAACTCTGGCAGCGATCTTGCTAGAAGGCCAAGATATTACATGGCATCACGCTATGACCAATTTAAATATTTTACGTCTTTTAGAACTGAAAATGGTATTGAAAGAGGTATTGCTAAAACTATAGTTAATGGTAATTACTATATAGATGATACTGCCCCATTTGTAGTTTATAAAGAAAATGTACCAGCAAACAGGATCATTGTAAAAATGCAGACTAATGTTGGAGATATAAATCTAGGAGACTTTACTGATATTTCTAGAACTTTTGCTGATCCTTTTTTTGGTAACGCAAACAAAACAACCCCAACAAGATGGAAAGTTCAATATCTTGAAGAAAATAATTGGGTAGATGCTTATGTATTTAATGAAAATGATGTGCGTGAAGATGGATCTCCAATTATTACTCATGACGGGTATGTTGAATTACAGTATAGATTAAAAAATATTCCAGATAATTTTAAGGACAGTTTTGTTTTTGCAGAAACTTTTTCTTCATCTACGCTACTACCAAACGAATCAATAAACGGATATGCGTATTTAGTTATTTCAAATGCAGGAAGTGTTGGAACTTATTATGTTTGGAACAGCACCACTGACACATATGACACATTTACTCCTGTTTATGGTTGGGTATTAGGAAGTGAGAAAATTGACAATAAGACAACATTTGTTACAGACTTAACAAATCCATCATCATTTCAAGAAACAACAAATGGGCAAACCATTTATAGAGAGTTTCAAAATATTCGTGGACTAAGAATCGTAGTAGAAAAAATGAATAAATTTGATTCTACTTTTGATTTAATTGAAATGTCTCCAAGATTAGTTGCTAATATATCTGATAAAACAATACAGTATAGTGTTAAAAAAATTCTTTCTGATCTTGGCACATCTGCTTTGCCAGTAGGACAATTACTTGCTTCAACTGGAAGCATATCTTTATTTGATGATGACCAAGCCTTTAATAGCAATAACACAACTAGCATAGTTAGTGATTATGTTGATAAAAATATTAAATTTAATTTTTATGAAAAAATATTAAATGTAAGTGGATTTGACTATTGGGTTCCAATTAAAACACTTTATTCTGATGGATTTCCACAAGCAACCGTTACTGCTGGTACATTAGAAATATCTTTAAGAGACTTTTATTTCTTTTTAGAATCTATGCCTGCACCTAGAATGTTGGTAACAGAGGTATCGCTTAGTTATGCAATTAGTTTAATTCTTGATTATATCGGGTTTAGCAATTATGCATTTTATAGAACAACAAACGAACCAGACCCAATCATTCCATATTTTTTTATTGCTCCAGATCAAACGGTAGCAGAAGTGTTAAATCAACTTGCAGTGTCTACACAAACAGCAATGTTTTTTGATGAATACAACAACTTTATTGTAATGAGCAAAAACTATATGCTTCCAGATATAGGTGATAGAACTTCCAGTATGACTCTATCTGGATCTAATAATCAATCTGTTAGCGGTATTATTGAAAACTTATCTTCTGGAACGCTTCCAAATATTATTTCAATTGCATCTGAAGATAAAAAAGTTTATAATAACGGAAAGATTAATTATACAACTAGGTATATTCAAAGATCATACGGGTCTATTCGTCAAGCAAGTATGATTGATATAGATAAAACTTGGATTTATAAACCAGCACTTTTATGGGAAGTATCTGGAACAGATTCAACCAAAACAATTAATGAGGTTGCGTCTAAACAGGGTAAGTATGTTTTAGGAGCAATGCCATTAAATTCTGACCTTACTATATCTCCACCAAGTGTTGTTAATCGTAAAATAGTAAACAATGTTTTTGATCTTGGAGAAAACGTTTATTGGCTTACAAGATATCAAGGATACTTTTATTCTAATGGAGAAGTTATTAGATATGATGCTGCACAGTTTAACGTTACCCTTGCAATTTGGTATCCAATATTATCAGACGGCATAAATTTAGATGAATCTAAACCAGAAATTGTTTTACCTGGGAGATTAGCACCAACAAGCGTTATTGATAATTTAGACAAAAGAGTTGCAAATGGAGAAATTACAGAAGCACAAAAGGGTGAACAAATCCAGGCATGGAGAGTTTCTCACAGACAGGGCAGTAGTAATGTATGGATTACAAATAATCAAGAGTATCAAAACTTTTTTAGATCTTTACCCTTTAATGGAAAAATATACCCGACTGGCTTAGTAAGAATTTATACAGTTCCATTTTACGAAGACGTTGATGGTGTTACTCGTTTACAAAATGGCGCAGTTTATGAGCATGGACGTGCTCAATTTGGAACAGTAATAACAAGTCATACTGCTGGAATAGACACCTATTGGTCAAATAATGCCTATGTTAGAGGCTGCGACATGGAAACTCAATATTTGTTTACAACTAATTTGCTTGAAGATATTTCTTTGCCAGCAACTGCAATTGGGGCAGCAGGAGTTAATAACTCTAAAGCACAACAGACATCAAGAGGCGGAACAATTAAAAACTTTATGTCTTCAAGTTATACAACAGAGACTCCAGTTAACTCAACTATATCTCCTAAAACTGGAACAATTCAGTCATCAGCGCTAGTAATGAATGGTCCAACTTTTGAAACAACTGAGACTCCAATTGATTTAGTTTCTTATGTTTACAAGGAATTAGATAATTCTTATAAACATTTTGGAACAAGAATGCGTATTATTGGAAAGATTGAAAATAATGAACGTCGTAGTCAAACGCCAAATGGAAGCACAACTTATTACCAGGTTGCTGGAGTTCAACCAGATCAAAACGTAAGTATTGGTGGTGGCTCAGGAGGTCTTGCAGTATTGCTTAATCCGACTACTAACAATGGATATTATTTTGAAATTGCTGCATTAACAGAAGATAATATAGAGTCGTATTTAAAATTAGATAAAAATAATAAATCACAAATTTCTATTAACAATGTTGTTTTTTATAAAATTAAAAAGGATGCGTCTAACAACAATGCAATTCCTGTAAAACTTTACGGTGGTCTAGCAAAAATTACAGTTGACGACGGCAGGTTTACGGGGCAGTACAGAATGGCTGGTGAAGAAAATCCAACGGTATATGATTTAGCCGTAGAGTATCAAGACATAGGAAAAATAAGAAGGTTCTATCTATATATTAACAACCAGTTGATTAAAGTTGTAGACGATCCAGACCCACTCCCAATATACAATAATATGGCCCCATTTGTTCGTGGTTCATCTAGAGTTATGTTTGAAAACATTTATGCTTTGTCACAAAACTATTCTCAAAATAGCGTTTTTACAGTTGGAGAAACTTTATCTTCTGCTTTTGGAGATAATGAAATAAGTGCTAGCGAATCTTTAAGAAAATATGCAATGAGCGGTATGGTTCAATCAACGTACTTATCTGGGATTAGTGCCCAGCAACCACCTAAGTACAATTTATATTTTGATGAATTTGGCTCAATAATGAGAGAATGTGCTTATTTTGATGTTAAATATGATCGTGCATATCCAGCACTTTACGCTAAACTATCACCAACATTTAATAATATTAAAGGCTATGTCTCATCTGGTTTTTATGCAGACTCTTATGGTGCTGAGTTTTTAATATTTAATGCTACAGATACAGCACTAAATCTTGATGAAACAAGCGGTAACTACCTAAGAATTCAAGGTGTTACATTTACACAAGACACTACACATGAGTTAACAGTTGACGAATACTTTAAAAAACGTAGCAATTTTTCTAACCCACTATTAACTGGACCTTCTCAAATTGTTTCTCCGCAAGTTGAAAAACAAAGGTTTGATGAAATTAAAAGAAGCAGAATGATTTATGGAAACAACGAGTTTACCTTGGACACTCCATATATACAGACCCAAGATGATGCAGAAAATTTAATGGGCTGGATGATAGACAAACTTATGGTTCCTAAAAAATCAATTGGTTTAAAAATATTTGCAACTCCAACAATTCAACTTGGAGATATAGTAACAATTAATTATAAAGATTCTAATAACTTAGATTTAGTTACTTCAACTAACTCTAGATTTATAGTTTATAATATTGAGTATGCAAGAAAAATAAATGGTCCAGATATGACTATTTATTTGGCGGAGGTGTAATGTGAGATATTCTGGACCCATAATTGACGGTGGAGGCTCTACTTCAAATAAAAGAGAGGATAGAACTCCTCCTAAAAAAGTTACCGTTACAACAAAAAAGGAGCCAGAATTTACTGGTCCCTCAAAGTACAGCCCCTGGGAACCTGGCGTTACTCCTCCTGTAAAAATTAAAACCCCCATAACTACTCCTTATAAACCATCAACATCAAACGGATTATTTGTTGGTCCAATTCCATTGGGAACTGTCCGTACAGAAACTGGATATGAAACTCCAAAACCTTATACTCCAGGAGATTTTAGAAAAGCAGAAGAAAAGTCTAACGAGCCATTTTATCAATCACAGCAACAAGAATCTATACTAGATTTTGGTGCAGGGTCATTTAGCCTTAAGGTAAGTGCAACGCCACCAACCCCAACCTTGCCAGCAACAGTCTTACCTCCACCACCACCAGTTAAAACTGCAACCCTGGATATTATATTATTTGATGAAGAATCTGTTCCCACAGACGGAATGTTTGATCAAATATTTGAAAATATTGGTGGTCAAGAATTAATTAGCATAACAAGGTCTGATATTGTTAATGGGCAAAAAATATCGTATCAGCCAATTAAAAACCTTTCAGCCATTCAACAAAGGTATAATCCAAGTAATATTCTTAGCCTACAACAAACCGCAGACAAATTTTTTGCTGGATTTTCAATTAAACTAGAAGACAAGACTCCACAAATTGGCAATGGGCCTAACGGAGAGAACGTATACCTTAACGCAACAGGAGACCTAATTATTGAGTTTATCAACATAAATGCTGATGAACAAATAGAAACACAGATTAGCGTAAGTGGTACAATATATGAAGCAGATCTTGGAGACTATACCTCATGATAACCAATACTGGTAAATCTATTATTGCAAAGTATTTACTTGGACAGGCCCCTGCCTATGCCTCTTATATTGCTATTGGTTGTGGTGCTACTCCACTAGATACCGCCGATGAAATCGGAGACTATTCAACAAAAACAAATTTAGATTTTGAGATGTTTCGTGTTCCAATATCTTCTAGAGGTTTCGTAAACGAAGACGGTGTAGATAAAATTGTTCTAACAGCAGAACTACCAACAGAAGAAAGATATGAAATATCTGAAATTGGAATATATTCTGCAGGATCTAATCCATCTGCAGGAGCCTATGATAGTAAAACAGTTTTTGCGTTTACACAAAACGAAAACTGGCAATACGTAACAGCAGCATCAGCGGTAGCAATTGATACAGAATCTAATGCGCTAGATGCTCCAAACTATGACAACGTTATTGCTGTAACAGATCCAGTATTTCAAACAAGCGCAGATAACCCAATATTTTT